GTTGTGATGGGCTTTTGTCAGTTCGAGTCTGATGGTTGGTGATTTTTGGTGGAAGAAATAATCGGAGTAGCTACCGATTATGAGGTAAATACCCTCACCTCACTCTTCCACTGTTTTAATTATTGAGGGTATAGGAAGAAGGGTAAAAATGGCAAAAAAGAAAACATAAGAACAATTTGAAAGGGAATTAAAAAAGAAATTCCCGCAAATTAAAGTAAAAGGGAAATATGATGGTTCTAATAAAAAAATAGGAGTTCAATGTTCTATTGATTGTTATGATTGGGATGGATATCCGAATAATTTATTAACACACGGTTGTCCAGTTTGTAATGGTAGGGTTATAACAACACAAAGTTTTAAGAATGAAATAAGCAAACTATATCCAGATATTGAAATTCTAGGAGAATGGAATGGCGTTCGCGGAAAAATTGAGTGCCATTGTAAAATTTGTGACTTGTATTGGGCTTATAATCCGAATTCGATTAGAGAACACGGATGTCCAAGATGTAATAAAAGCAAAACAAGAAAATGGACACATGAAGAATATGTAGATGCTATAAATGAAATATTCGATGGAAATATTATTGTTCTTGAAGAGTATCAAAATATGAGTACGAAAATTAAACATAAATGTTTAAAGCATAATTTTGAATATCTTATTAATCCTGCCCATGCATTAAGAAAACAAGGATGCAAATATTGTGGATATGAAATCACTTCTAAAAAGAGAACCAAACCATTAGATATATTTTTGAAAGAATTGTATGATAAAAGAGGGGATGAATTTTCATATATTTCTGGATATGTTAATTCCTCTACTAATGCAATATTTAGACATCATATGTCTGACGGTTCTTATCATGATTTTCAAATGACACCAAATTCAATGACTTCTTCAAGATATAACTGTCCTTGTTGCTCTGGTTATCAAGTTTATGTTGGATTCAATGACTTTAATACAAAGAGACCAGAATTGGCAAAGAGTTTATTAAATTATGAAGATGGATTTAAATATACTGAATGGAGCGGAGCATCCGTAGGTTGGAAGTGTCCTGAATGTAATTATATATTAAATAAAAAGATATCATATGTAAGTAAATATGGGATTGCATGTCCAAGATGTAACGATGGATTTAGTTATCCGAATAAATTTATGTATAATTCTTTATTACAAATTGAAAGTGATTTTGATTTTTTAGAAAGAGAATTCAAACCAGAATGGTGTAGATATTATTACAATGAAAAAGAATGTTATGGAAGATATGATATATTTTTCAGCATCAAAGGTAATAAATATATAGTTGAGATGGACGGCGGATTAGGTCATGGCAATAGATCTTATACAAATTCCGATAGGTCTATGGAAGAATTGATATTTAGAGATAAAATGAAAGATGAATTGGCTAATGAACATGAAATATGTGTTATTAGAGTAGATTGTGATTATGGAACAAATGATAAATATGAATATATATTAAATAACATATTGAATTCTGAATTATCTAATATAATAGATTTATCTTCTATTGATTTTCAAAAAGCAAATCTAATATCCCAGGATTCTCTTTTTATAAAAGCAATTAAATTATGGAATGAAGGAATGTCCGTTTCAGAAATTAAAGAACAGATTAAAGTTCATGAATCTACTGTTACGAATTATTTAAAACGTGCAAAAAAGTATGGTATGTGTGATACATATTCAATTCAAGAATCAAGATATCGTTCCATAAGCAATGCTGTTGTATGCTTAACTACTAATAAAGAATTTAAATCAATTACCGATGGTGCTAAATTTTATAATATATTTGCAAGTGATATTAGTAAATGTTGTAGAAAAATATCTACTTTTGGCGGTTGGTTCAACGGTAAGAAACTCATTTGGATTTATAAAAAGGATTATGATCTTTTATCGGAAGAAGATATTAAAAATTATATTCCGAAACAAGATGATAATTTTACAAAGGTTGTTTGCTTGAATACCGGTAAAGTTTATGACGGGTTAATATATGCCGCAAAAGAATATAATTTAAAAGGTACAGGCAGTATAAGTGCTTGTTGTGCTGGAAGATATAATAGTGTAGGAAAAGATAAAAATGGCATACTTTTAAAATGGAGGTATCTTTCTGATTATGAAAAAATGTCTCAAAATGAAATAGATAAAATTTTAAATTATGAGCGAAGCGGATGGAAGAAAGTAATTTGTTTAAATAATTTGATGATATTTGACAATGAAACTTCTGCAAGTGGATGGTGTAATTTAGATAGTAAGTTACACATACAATCATGTTGTAGAGGTGAGATAAAAAGTAGTGGAATTCATCCAGAGACGCAAGAACCTTTACGATGGATGTATTACAGTGACTATATAAAAGAATTTGGAGAAGTGGTTAAGATAGCTTAACTACTTCTCTTTTTATATTGGATAAAAAGGAAGAAGGTGAATGAATGGCAAAAATTGTTGAGCCTATTTCAGATGAAGAATTAAAACGAATTACGGTTGCAAATCTTCGTGTAGAATATAAGAAACTTGCTGATAAATATAGGCAAATTATAAATGGCAAACTTATTAAATGCAATTGTTGTGGGGAATGGAAGAACTCAAATAGTTTTTACCATTCTGATAAAACTGCTGATGGTATCGAACATTATGGGTGTAAAGAGTGCATATTAGATCAATGTACTGATTATGATAAAAAAACAAAAATTAGAACAGACAATAGAGAGAAAACAATTGACACATTTAAAAAACTTGATTGGTACTTTAACGAACAAATATATAATGAACAAAAAGTTAATTTAGCTGAAGGGACTGGAGAAAAAATTCGTGGTACTGCTGTTCAACAATGGATTGTAATGGCGCAAAGTTTGCACCAGTATCACAATTGTCACTTCGCTGATTCGGAATTTTTAGACGAAGATAGTGAAATTTTAGAATTGACATCTAAGAGAAAACCAAGAAAAGAAATTATTAAACTATTTGGTTCAGGTTTTTTAACAGAGGATTATTTATATTTGCAAGACCAATATGATGATTGGTGTGCCAGAACTGAAGTAGATAGTAAGAGTCAACAGACATACATCGTGAGAATTTGTTTTAAATTACTTGATATTTATAAGGCACAAAAATCCGGTAAAGATACTGAAAAGTTAGATAGATCATTAAATGAACTTTTAGCAGCAGCAAATCTTCAACCGCGTCAGAATGTTGGGAATGCTTCCACTGATACACTCACCTTTTCGCAATTAATAAGCAAGTGGGAGTTGGAACGCCCTATACCAAAACCAGACCCAGAACTGTCTGATGTGTCAGGGATCGGCAAGAAAATAAGGGTATGGTTCGGTGGATGGTTGGCTAATGCTTTAGGATTAGACATACCACAATCACAAGAGTATTTAGACGAAGTAAATAAATATACAGTAACAAAACCAGATATTGAAGAAAAAGAAGGTAGTTCTGCTATTTATAATAAGATGTATGGTTCGGAGGAATAGTCTATGCCTTCAAGTAAAAAGACTAATGCCCAAATCGAGCAAGACCGAACTGAACAAATAATGAATATTGTAGCAGAACGTGCGGGATTCTACCGTGAAAATTTGTATATATTTTGTGAGGAGTATCTGGGTATAACCAATCTTAAATGGTTTCAGAAGATTCTACTGTGGGCTATGGATAAACATGACAACACACTCCTACTCGCTTGCAGGGGTCTCGGAAAAACGTATATTTGTGCCTTGTTCGCAGTATGTCGAGCTATTTTGTATCCGGGGGAACAAATACTCTGTGTGTCGGCAACATTTAAACAAAGTAAAAATTTAATCCTCAAGATAACGGATGATTTTATGATAAAATCACCATTATTGCGAAGTGAAATATTGAAATATAGTACAGGGCAAAATGACTGCTATATTCAATTTAGGTCTGGCGCTATTATTAAAGCAATAACAGCTACCGAGAGTAGCCGAGGTTTCAGAAGTCATATCCTCCTAATAGATGAAAGCCGGCTTATCCCATCAAATATTGTATCTTCTATTCTCAGACCTATGAATGCTACTCCAAGACAACCTGGTTATATGAAAAAGCCAGAATATGCACATCTAGCAGAAATGCCGAAGGAAATATATTTGACCAGTGCATTTTATTCTATGTCCGAATTGTATTCACAGGCAAAATCATATGCTGCAAATATGCTTGATAATAATTTAAGCTATTTCGTGGTCGATCTTCCTTATCAAGTGAGCTTAAAAGAAGGTCTTTTAATGCGCCAACAGATACTCAATGAGATGACGGAGGCGACCTTCTCGGACATTATTTTTATGATGGAACGTGAGGGTAAATTTTACGGTAGTTCAGCAGATGCTTTATTTGATTATAAAATTTTAAATGAACGAAGAATTTTACCAGATTGTCTTTTCCCATTGGAATATTATCGAGTTAATTCTATAAAAATCCCTGAGAAGAAGAAAGATGAAATAAGAATATTGTCAATAGATATTGCCCTTATGGGTTCAAAAAAAAGAAATAATGACGCCACTTGTATTACTATTCACTCTGCCATTCCAACAGCAGCAAATGATTATATTGATAATATTGTCTATGTTGAATCGCAAGAAGGGCTACTTGCAGAAGATTTAGGATTGTTAATTTTACGAGAATTTTATCAATATGACTGCGACTATATTTCAATTGACGGGTCAGGTGTTGGACAACCAATTGTAGACTTTTTGATATATTCTGATAGATATGACCCTGTTTATAATGTAACATATCCTTGTCTTAATTGTGCTAATAATCAAGAAATATCTGATAGATGTAAAGTTAAATCAGCAAAGAAGGTTATATATGTAATTAAAGCAAATGCAAAATCGAATAATGATATGTATTTAGCACTACGTGCAGGTTTTCAAAATGGATATATCAATATGTTGATGAGTGAAATGAATATAGAAGAGCATCTTAGTAAGATAAGAGGATATGGAAAATTATCTGCAAATCAAAGAGCATTGATGATCTTACCATATTTACAGACAACTTTCTTGATAAATGAATTAATAAATCTTCAATGTGATTCGTCTGGGGTAATGTTAAAAGTTAAAGAACGTACCGGAATGAGAAAAGATAGGGTTTCTAGTTGTATGTATGGATATGCAGTATGTCAAATGTTATCTGCAAAACTTAAACCTAGAACATCATCAACCGCTTCAGACTTAGTTCACAAACTTCCAATTCGTCCTGCAAAACGAATCGGGAGTTTTTAATTTATACAATCAAAAAAATCAAAATATAAACAATTAAATAAAACTATAAGGAGGATGCCGAATGGCGACAAAAAACACGAGTGCTACTGGCACTTCCAAAAGCAAAAATAACACTACTCCTACTACTACGGCTAAAAGGCAGCCGACAGCCGCCGAGATGAAGGAATGGTATGAGAAAAATAAAAATAGATTAGAACATTTTGAACAAGCAACAGATGCAATAAAGAATCTTCGTGATGCCAATAAAAGCACCACATATCGCACTATTAGTAATTATTCTAAGGAATCTGTAAAATCATATATTCAAAATATTAGTTCTAATGAATCAAATTTAAGAAGCTTATCTCGTTATCTTTTCTACCGTTCTGAAATATATTACAGATTATGTAAATACTATGCTAACCAAGCAGATTTATCTATTAGAACTGTAGTACCAGAATATAGTTTAACTGATGATAATGATAAGGAAACTATGTTGCAATCGTATAATGATACTCTCAATACTTTAGAAGAAATGAATATACAATATGAATTTTTTAAAGCGTATGTAGTTTGTATGAGAGAGGACGTATTTTACGGATGTGCATATTACACAGAAGGTGAAGGTATGTTTATCCTTCCCCTTGATGCAGATTATTGCAAAATTGTCGGTTTATATCCCGATTCGTCTTTTGCGTTTGCTATGGATATGTCATATTTCAGACGCAATCAAGATTTACTTGAATTTTGGGGTTCTCCTTTTAAAGAAATGTACTCAGCATATGAATCTTCTGGCTACAAATGGCAATTATTAGATCAAAGCTATTCTGTATGTTTGAAATTTCGTTCAGAGGATTACGAAACTGTAGTTCCACCGATGACACCTATATTTATTTCTCTCATAAATCTCTTAGATATGGAAGATTATCAGAGTGTACAAGAAGCAGCCAATATTTATAAATT